TACAACTGCTCGAGGCGAATCGGATAAGTAATCCGCTTGACCTCGGGCTGACAAACTATACGAGCGTGGAGATGAATGCCCCTACTCCTGGGCATAGGATTGTTTCCGGCGTGGAAGTCGATGCCGATGGCGCTATTGAAGGATATTGGGTATCCAACAAAGTGCCATACGATACAGCCGATATCGTTGGCGCCCCAGAATGGGTGAAGGTCAAGGCCGTAGGCGAGCAGACTGGGGTGCCTAATATCTTACAGATTTGCCATGACACACGCGCTGATCAGTATCGTGGCGTTCCTTATCTGGCCCCGGTGCTCGAAACGCTGAAGCAGACAAGCCGTTATACAACGGCAGAACTGGCCAGCGCCATAGTGAAGTCGTTCTTCTCCCTGTTTTTCACCGAGACTCCCAGCGGTAGCACATTGGATAGTGTGCTGGGCAATTCTTTTGATGAAGACCCTATGGCTCCCTGCGTCGATGTGGGTGACTATGCGCTGGGGGCGGGAACGCTTAATGCTTTGCCGAAGGGTGTTGATGTTAAGAGCGTAGATGCGTCTAATGCTCAGAGCACATTCGGCATATTCCTGGAGTCGCTGATTAAGCAGGTGGGGGCGGCTTTGGGACAGCCCTATGAGGTGCTGATGAAGTCGTTCACCAGCTCCTACAGCGCATCCCGGGCGGCCTTGCTGCAGGCCTGGGACGAGTACAAGCAACGGCGTATCTGGTTCGCGCGTGACTTCTGCCAGCCGATTTATGAAGTATGGCTGACTGAGGCCGTGGCACTCGGCAGAATAGAGGCTCCGGGATTCTTTTCTGACCCGGTAATCCGTAAAGCATGGTGTAATGCCGAATGGTTTGGCCCGACAATGAGCATCCTCGACCCTGTTAAAGATGTTACTGGCTCGCATTTGCGTATCCAGTATGGTCTTTCAACCCGAGAGCGCGAAGCGGCAGAAATGACAGGCTCTGATTTTGAGGAAAACCTCGAGCAGTTAGCCTATGAGCAGTCGCTCATGGTCGCCAAGGGCATTACAGAGTCCGAAGATAAAGAGGCCATCGCGCTTCTACCTCATAAGGAAGGAGGTGATAATGATGAAGAAGTTCTGGCAAATCAAGAACGAAGCGGAAGCGGATAATGCAGAGATGCTTATCTACGGCGAAATCGCTGACACTACATGGTGGGGCGATGAGGTTACACCGAAACAATTCGCTGACGACCTGAAGGCGCTGGAGGGTAAAGACCTCACAGTCCGAGTTAATAGCCCCGGGGGCGATGTATTCGCCGCACAGGCTATCTACAATCAGCTGAAGTCTTACGCCGGACATATTACCATGCGCATTGATGGACTGGCGGCCAGCGCTGCCACCATTATCACTTGCGCGGGTGATACGGTCATCATGCCGGACAACGCACTCTTTATGATTCACAATCCGAAGGGTGCGCTGCTCGGCTATTATGATTCAAAGGCGCTTAATGACTACGCTAAACAGCTTGATACCGTGAGACAGACCATCGTCAATGTTTATAAAAAGCGTTGCTCTAATCTGTCTGACACGCAAATTAAGCATAAGATGGACGATGAAACATGGATGACGGCCCAGGAGGCTCTCGATTATGGTTTTGTCGACCAGCTTGATACGGAAATGGAAGTCGAAAACAGTCTGAAAGACGGCATGCTCGTCATGAATTCGGTTTCCTGCGACCTGTCTCGGTTCCAGCGTGGCAAGGAAGTCGAGGCAATTATAAACGGATTTTCTGTTAATAAGGCCCCGAAAAGCCCTAAAAATGCAGAAGTCGGTAAGGAAAGTGAGGAAAATCCTATGGATAATAAAGATTTGTTTGAAAAACTCAAGAATCTCATCAGCGCTACTGACTCCGCAAAGCCGGAGCCCGCTCCGGCAGATGCTGACGCAAAGGACCCGGTTATCGCTGAGCGCGAGCGCATTATGGCACTCGATGCGCTTGATGATCACAGCAACGGCGTTGTCACTAAGCTGGTGAACGCCGCCAAGGCCAATGGTTCCACCGTGGAACAGGTAAAGCCCTTCATTGATGCAATCCGTGAGGAGAACGAGCAGAAAGCAAATCAGGAGCAGGTCATTGACGCTATCAAAGCGCTCATCAGTGACCAGGTCAACTCCGGCGCTAGTGCTGTTGCCCCTTCTGCTCCTCCGGCTACTGATGAAGATGCCAAGAAGAGGGCAATCGATGAAATTGTTAATCTCGCAAATAAGAAAAGAGGCTGAGAAAGATGGCAAGTTTTGAGACTATGGGCGGCGTTTCCTTTGATGGTCTTTTCGCTGGCCCCGAGAAGAGCGTGCTGACGAAGAATGTAACCGTTAAATCCGGAGAGAATGTGAAGCGCGGCGCGCTGTTGAGCCTTGATGCCAACGGCAAGGCCATTGCTACTCCTGCCGCTTCCGGCGATGATCCGGCTGGCGTTGCAGTATTTGTGGCAGCCGAAGATATTGACGCATCCACGGCTGATAAGGTCGGTACTGTGTTCACTTCCGGCTACTTTAACCGTGAGGCTCTTATCGCCGTCACGGGCGATACCGTTAATGCACATGAGGAAGAGCTCCGTTCCGTGGGCATCTACCTTTCTTCTGAGAAATAAGAGAAGGAGGCTAATACAAAATGGCTATTGATATCAAAGACACCGTAAGTCTTATGCAGGCGATGGAGCGCATCAAGGCTCCTGCCACTACTCTCGTTGATACTTTCTTCCCGAACATCCCGACTCCGGCTCCGACATCAAAGATTATGGTCGAGTACCGTAAAGGGCATCGCCGCCTGGCGCCTTTCGTCGTTGAGGGCGCGAAGGGCGTAAATGTTTCCCGCGAAGGCTCCAATGTCAACATCTATGAGCCTCCCATGGTGGCTCCTCGCCGTATCATTTCCGCCAGTGACATCGAGCAGCGCGGCTTCGGTGAGAATATCTATTCCACCAAGACCGCCGCGGAGCGTGCATCCGAGATTCAGGCCAACGACCTTGCCGAGCTGCAGGCCATGGTCCTGAATCGCAAGAATCAGATGGCCGCCGAAATCTTGAAGACCGGCGCATATACCATCAATGGTTACGCCGATGACGGTGTGACGGCCAAGAGCGCTACCATTACTTTTGGTACTGTGCAGGCTATAACCCCTGTAACTGATTGGGACCAGGCAAGCGCTACCATCTACAGCGACATCAAGAATGCATCTGAGATGGTGCAGGAGAATGCTGGCATGGTGCCTACCGTGGCTCTGGTCGGCAAGAATATTGCTGACTATCTGCTCAATAACACTGAGATTATGAAGTGGCTGAGCGTTCCCAGCAACTCCAATCTGTCTCTGATGAGCATTCAGCCCCGCATCACTTCTCCGCAGGTTATGCGCATCGGTCTGATCGAGAGCCTCAACCTCGAGATTTATGCTTACGCCGAGACTTATGTGGCTGACAATGGCACTGTAACCTCGTTCCTGGGTGCCGATGATGTTATCGTGGGTGTTCCGGGCCGGGGCCGTCAGCTTCATGGCGCTGTGAACCTCATCAACGACGATGAGACCGGCTTCGAGACTTATTCCGGGCTGTATGTGCCCAAGTATGCGGCCTCTAAGCTGAGCAATAACATGAGCCTTACCGTTTATTCCCGCTTCCTGCTCGCTCCTGAGTTCATGGATGACTGGGTGTACATCAAAGCAAAGGCGTGATGAATCATGCGGGTAAAAGTTATTAGCGGCTATGTGTCATATAACAGAAGGCTTTTCGGACTGGGAGAGTTTGTTGATATCCCGGATGACGTTGCGAAGCGTTTCGTAATGGCGGGGATTGTTGAACTCGCATCCAGCGACACGGCTCCAGAAGCCGACACGGCTCCGAAAGCTGAGCCTGTTAAAGACATTGCTCTGCCTGATGTTGACCCCGCTGCCAATGTTAAGCCTAAGCGGAAAGCAAGGGCCAAGGCGTGAGCGCGTTCAAAGAGCAGATTGCGGCCGATGTAGCTAGTGTTTTTCTGAATGCCGATGAATTCGGCGAAGAGCATGAGCTCAATGGCGTGATTTGTACTTGCGTAGTACAAAGCCCGACAGCGCAGGAGCAATTTCAGCAGGGCTT